AAAAGTTGCCCTGCAGTCGGCAGTAGTGAACGCAATGGGCTCCGCATCTTCATCTTCTGGTTTGTTTGGCAGCCTTGTCAAAGGTGTTACCGGCTTCATCGGTGGCGGTGGTGCTAGCGCTGCAACACACGTTAGCTCAGGAACAGCGTTGCAGGAGTTTGGCGCTAATTTTCAGTTCAACGCCCTCGGCGGTGTTTACGACTCCCCCTCACTCAGCGCGTTCAGCAACGGGGTGTATAACTCCCCGCAGCTTTTTGCTTTTGCTCAGGGTGCCGGGGTATTTGCCGAAGCGGGGCCGGAAGCCATCATGCCTTTGACGCGTGCAGCAGACGGTTCCCTGGGGGTTCGGGCAGTGGGATCCGGTGTGAATAATACCTCTGCTCCTGGTGGTGCACCACAGGTCAACATCCACATTGAAAGCAACGGCAACGCCACAACCAGTGCCGCCAGTGGTTACGAGAACTTTGCCCGTGACATTGGAAACTATGTTGACCGCCGATACCGGCAATTGATGGATCGTGACATGTCACCGGGTGGTGCAATGTGGAATCTGGCTAAAGGGGGTCGCTGATGGCCATAGAGATTTTTACGTGGTGCCCACGTGTTAATGCGCAGCAGGAGGTGTCATTTCGTACACGTAAGGCGCAGTTCGGTGACGGGTACACTCAGGTAGCAGGTGACGGCCTTAACACTCGCTCGCAGACCTGGACGCTCGAATTCACCGGTAATGAAGCCTACATCTCAGCAATAAAAGCGTTTCTTGACCGGCACGGTGGAACCAAATCTTTTCAGTGGACGCCACCACTTGAAAGCGCAGGTCTCTATCGTTGCGCCGGCTATAAACCCACCCCGCTGGGAAACAAAAAATACAATCTTTCTGTAACCCTTGAACAGGCGTATTCACCATGAGTCTGAACAGCGATTATCAAAAACTTGAGCCAGGCGACGAGATCAGGCTCATTGAAATTGACGGAACGGCGTTTGGTGTCGGTAGCGTGCTGCGGTTTCACAATTACAACATCCCGCATAGCGCGGCTGAAATAGCCGCTGCAGGTGGCGATGAATCAAAGTTACCTGCAAAGTCGATTTGGTGGCAGGGGCTGGAGTATTCAGCGTGGCCGAGTGAAATCACCGGGCTTGAAAAATCAACCAGTGGTAGTAGCGCCCAGCCGAAACTGACGGTGGCAAACGTAAACAGCTCAATCACTGCGTTGTGTCTCGCTTACGACGACATGCTTAAAGCGAAGGTAACGATCCATGACACCATGGCTCAGTATCTGGATGCGCGTAATTTCGCAGCCGGTAATGCCAGGGCCGATCCGTCTCAGGAAAAATTGCAGGTGTGGTATGTCGATGGAAAGAACAATGAGCTGCCTGGCGTATCCATCGAGTTTCGGTTATCCAGCCCGATGGACCTGCAGGGGCTTATGATTCCGACGCGACAGCTTCATTCCCTTTGCACATGGTGTATTCGTGGCAAGTACCGCAGCGGTGACGGCTGCGATTATGCCGGTACAAAGTACTTCGATAAAAATAACAATCCGGTGGCCGACCCGTCACTTGATCAATGCAACGGTACGTTGACGGCCTGCAAGTTACGGTTCGGCGCAAATAATGAGTTGTCGTTCGGCGGGTTCCCCGGTACGTCACTAATCAGGAGCTAATATGCGAAAGAAAACCGTTGATGCGATCCTGGCCCATGCTGCTGCTGAATACCCGAACGAATCCTGCGGCGTGGTGGCGCAAAAAAGCCGTGTTGAGCGCTATTTCCCTTGCCGGAATCAGGCCAGTGACCCTGGCGAACACTTTGTGTTAGCGACAGAAGATTATGCCGCTGCCGAGGACTGGGGAACCGTGACCGCCATTGTCCATAGTCACCCCGATGCAACGACGCAGCCCAGCGAGCTGGACGAGGCGCAGTGCGATTTGATGGCTGTACCCTGGCATATCGTCAGCTGGCCGGAAGGCGATTTGCGCACTATTAATCCCCGCGGCGAGCTGCCGCTGCTGGAGCGCCCCTTTGTTCTCGGCATTTATGACTGCTGGGGGCTGGTAATGAGCTATTTCCGGCAGACTCACGGCATAGAGCTGAAGGATTACCGCGTCGCCTATCCCTGGTGAGTACCCGGATAATTTTTATCAGGATTGCTGGTACGAATGCGGTTTCCGCGAGTTTGACGGCCCACCGCAGCCGGGTGATATGGTGATCATGCAGGTGCAGGCGGATAAGTGGAACCACGCGGGGATTTTGTTAGAAGACAACTTGCTGTTGCATCATTTATACGGACGGCTCAGCAACCGTGTTCCCTACGGTGGTTACTGGATGGAAAGAACAATGAAAGTGCTTCGTTATAAGGACATGCTCAGCTCTTAATCAGCCAGATGTCATTAGTAAATAATCACGATGAATTAACTGACCGCTGCGGCGGTTTTTTTACTGGGGCTGCCATGAAAGAAATTATGACCCGAATTGAGCTTGGCGGTGTGTTAGGCAAAACGTTCGGCAAAGTTCATCAACGACTTATTAGCACCACCCACGAAGCGCCGCGAGCATTAGCCGCCACGGTACCGGGCTTTGAGCAATTTATGATAAGCAGCGAACGGCGCGGATTAACGTATGCCGTGTGGCGTGGGAAAAAGAATATGGGTTTCGACGAGCTTGGTTACCCCGTAACAGGCGAAGTGATTCGTATCGTGCCTGTCGTGATGGGCAGTAAAAGCGGCGGGTTATTTCAGACTATCCTCGGCGTTGCTTTAATCACAGTGGCTGCTTTTGCAACCAGTGGTGCAGCTTTAGGTATTGGTGGTACCGCATTTGCGGGTGGCTGGGGAGCCGTTGCGGGTGTCGGTGTTTCAATGGCTCTCGGGGGCGTCATTCAGATGCTGTCTCCGCAGCCTACAGGGCTTGCCAAAACCCAATCTGCTGACAACAAGCCGTCATACGCTTTCGGCGGCGTCACCAACACGACCTCTCAGGGCTTACCCGTTCCTCTGCTTTACGGAAAGCGGCGAATAGGTGGGGCGATTATTTCGGCGGGAATTTACGTCGAAGATCAACAATAAGTTTTCTGGTTAACAACCTCCTTCGGGAGGTTTTTTTATGGGCGCGATATGGCTAAGAAACGAATTCAGGGCAGTAAAGGCGGCGGCTCCAGCGCCCGCACGCCGACGGAACAGCCAGACGACCTTCTGTCAGTGGCGAAAGCCAAAATACTGGTGGCGCTGGGAGAGGGGGAGTTTTTCGGAAATCTAACCGGACAGTCAATTTTCCTGGACGGCACGCCGTTACTGAACGCTGATGGTTCATCCAATTTTAGTGGCGTGGCCTGGGAGTTTCGTTCAGGGAACCAGGCGCAAACCTACATTCAGGGCATGCCGGGTTCAGAAAATGAAATTAGTCTGAATAGTGTCGTGCTGCCCAGCGCCACGCCCTGGACGCGCACATTTACCAACACCCAGCTTTCGGCGGTTCGGCTGCGTATCAAATGGCCCTCTATTTTTCGGCAGGAGAATGACGGGGACCTGGTGGGGTACAGCATTAAATACGCCATTGATCTGCAGACGAACGGTGGTGCATTCAGGACGGTCATCGACACTGCGGTAACTGGTAAAAAATCGAGTGGCGGCTACGAGCGCAGCCATCGCATTAACTTGCCAGCCGGTGCCACGACCTGGACTATTCGTGTCCGTAAAATTACAGCTGATGCTAACAGCGCCAAAATTGGCGACACAATGACGCTTCAGAGTTTTACTGAAGTTATCGACGCCAAATTACGTTATCCCAATACCGCGCTGCTTTATATTGAGTTCGATTCCAGTCAGTTCAACGGCTCTATACCGCAGATTTCCTGTGAACCTGCAGGGCGTGTTCTTCGCGTACCGGACAACTATAACCCGACCACGCGCACCTATACCGGAACGTGGACAGGTGCGTTCAAATGGGCGTGGACAGATAATCCTGCGTGGGTTTTTTACGACCTGGTGGTGAGCGACCGTTTCGGGCTGGGCGACCGGCTTAAAGCGTCCAACATCGATAAATGGACGCTGTATCAGGTTGCACAGTACTGCGACGCTCCAGTGCCGGATGGAAAGGGCGGCAGCGGTACGGAGCCGCGTTATACCTGTAACGTCTATATTCAGGACCGCAACGACGCTTATACCGTGCTGCGTGACTTCGCGGCGATATTCCGGGGCATGACGTACTGGGGTGGCAACCAGATTGTTGCGCTGGCTGATATGCCCCGCGATGTTGATTACAGCTATACCAATGCAAACGTGATCGACGGGCGATTTAACTACAGCAGCAGCACGTCTAAAAATCGTTATACGCAGGCGCTGGTGTCATATTCAGATCCGGCAAATGGTTATGCTGATGCAATGGAACCTGTATTTGAACAGGATCTGGTGCGTCGATTTGGTTTCAATCAGCTTGAACTGACGGCGATTGGTTGCACCCGCCAGTCAGAGGCGAACCGAAAGGGTCGCTGGGGCATTCTGACAAACAACAAAGACCGCGTGGTGACTTTTTCGGTGGGGCTGGATGGCAAAATCCCGCAGCCGGGGTTCATCATCGCTGTTTCCGACAGGGATTTATCCGGGAAAATAACCGGCGGTCGCATCAGCGCGGTGAGTGGTCGCGTCATTACTCTTGATCGTGTTCCTGATGCAGTGGCCGGTGATCGGCTAATTGCTAACCTGCCCACGGGTGCATCGCAGAGCCGAACCATTCAGTCGGTCAGCGGCAATAAAGTGACGGTGTCCACTGCGTTTACGACAACCCCGGAGGCTCAGTCTGTCTGGGTGGTTGAGTCAAATACGCTGTATGCCCAGCAGTTCCGGGTGGTGACCGTCAGCGATAATGATGATGGCACCTATACCATTACGGGTGCTGCACATGACCCGGATAAATACGCCCGTATCGATACAGGGGCGATGATTGACCCGCGTCCGATCAGCGTCATTCCTCCAGGCAATCAGGCACCGCCGGGTAATATCGTCATTTCCAGCTACTCCGTTGTTAATCAGGGTATCAGTCTGCAGACCCTGCGGGCCAGCTGGGACCAGGCTGAAAACGCCATATCCTACGAGGCGCAGTGGCGGCGTAATGATGGTGACTGGGTGAATGTCACACGAAGCTCGACCACCTCGTTTGAGGTGCCGGCTATCTATACAGGCCGCTATCTGGTTCGCGTTCGCGCGATTAACGCCGCTGAGATTTCATCTGGATGGGGGTATTCCACCGAAACGACGCTGACGGGGAAAACGGGTAACCCGCCGAAACCTGTCGGGCTGGCGGCCACCGGCTTTAACTGGGGTATTAAACTGACCTGGGGTTTCCCGGCGAATACCTCTGATACGTTGATGACCGAAATTCAGTACACACCGAATGCTGATTTTTCAGATCCTCAGTTGCTGGCCGATGTGCCGTATCCCGCCGCAGTCTATTCCCAGCAGGGGTTACGTGCCGGACAAATTTTCTGGTACCGCGCGCAGCTGGTGGACAAAACGGGGAATCAGTCTGGCTGGACTGACTGGGTGCGCGGGATGTCGAACGACCAGGCCAGTGATTATCTGGACGCTATTAAAGACCAGGTGCTGCTGGCCGCTGACGGTAAAGCGTTAACCGAGAAAATAGATTTCAGTATTGCCGGGATTTTGCAGGGCACGCTGGCGGATATTCAGGGGGCAAAAGTTTCATTCGAGCAGTTTGGGATTGCGCGGGCTGAAATCTCCCAGGCTCAGGAGTTAATCGCCGATGCCAAACAGTCATATGCTGAGTTCAAAGACCTGGTCGCTGTCCAGTTCGGTGACAGTGCCGCCGAAATTCTGACCGTTAAAAAAGCCCAGGCAACGACCGATTCGGCGATGGCTTCGTTGACCACGACAGTGCAGGCGACAACGCAGAGTGTGGATGCTCTCACAGGACGGGTAATTAAGGCCGAAGCCAGCGTAGTCAGCATCAGTGAAGCGCAGACCACCACTGAAGAGGCGCTGTCCACGTTTGAGCAGCAGGCCACGGCAAAATTCACCGCGCAGGATAAGCAGTTCGGCGAGCAAATGGCGGCGATAAACCAGAAATTTACCGCCTACGCAGACGCCACGAGCGCCAATGCTATCTACACGCTAAAAGCGGGCGTGAAATACAACGGCAATTACTATGATGCGGGTTTGTCGGTAGCGGTACTGGTCAACAATGGGCAAGTATCAACCCGCGTTGCCATTAATGCAAATGAACTGGTTGTATTGTCCGGTAGCAGTACCAGCCAGATGTATTCGCCGTTCGCCATCGTAAATGGTCAGGTGTTTCTGAACGATGCCTTTATTCAGAACGGCACAATCACGTCGGCC